CCTCGGCTCGGCTGCCGAACAGGATCTGGAGCCGCTCGGCCACGGCGGTGCCCATGGCCTGGGCATCGACGCCGATGTAGGAGAGCTTGTAGTTGTCCAGGAACTCAGCGATCTGGAAGTACTGCTCCTCCCACGGCATGTTGTGAAGCTCCAGCCAGTTCAGGATGCGGTGCTCCCGGAAGCCGAAGGCATCGGGGTAGTCCCAGTCCACCCAGCAAACTGTCACAACTGTCGAGTCCTTGACACGAGCCGGGTCGATGCCCACCACCACCGGGGACCGGAACCACGACCGCACCAGGGGCATGCTCGGGTCCATGAGGCTGTCGAGCACGTCGTCGGTGACGAACTGGCCTTGCTCCAGGAGCCACTCGATGTTGTAGGACATCCGGAACTCGTCGGAGTCCTCCCCGAGGCGCAACTTCTCCTGGGCGATGTAGCGGGCGTACATCGGGTTGTACTTGGCGACGATCTTCCAGTTGTACTCGTAGTGGTTGCGGCGCTTGCTGCGGCCGGAGGCCCGGCGCTTGTTCAACTGGATGGCCCGGTAGAAGTCACCCTTCACGCGTGAGGGTGTGCCGATCTTCACCATGGAGCCAGCGGTGGCCGCCATCATCGGGTGCACACTCTTCTTCACCACGTCCTCGGAGGCGTCCTGGGCCTCATCGATGACGATGACGTGGTACGTCTTCCCCTCGATCTTGGCCTTGGGGTTGCAGGTCTGGCGCCTGGCCAGGCTCTTGTTCTTCAGCCGGACGACCTTGCCCTTGCCCTTGACCTCGTCATCGATCTCGGGGTCCATCATGAACTCGGTGGCCTCGTCGGAGGTCAGACGCTCCACGATGCGGCCGTGCAGCGTCTCGGACTGGTCCTCGGTGGGCGCGAAGCACCCGACCCACAGGCCCTTCTTGAAGCGGGCCAGCATCTCGAAGGACAGCGCCAGCTTGGGCAGCAGCACCATCAGCCCGGCCAGGGTGTTGGCCACGACCTCGGTCTTCCCCGCCTGACGGGACACGAGGCCGGTGATCTCCTCGGCGTCGTTCAGGATGATCGACTCGATGATGCGGTATGAAAGTTCACGCTGGTAGGGGTAGAACTCGACCTGGCAGAACTCCTCGATGAACAGGATGCACCGCTTCACCAGCTTGTCGATGAACTGCTTGGTGCCCTCGTCTAGCTCCTCGACCTCGATGGGGTCCTGGTCGAAGGGTTGCTCCTCATCCTCCTCGTAGACATCGTCCTCATCGGGCGGGGCCTGGAGTTCGGGAGGTAGCTCCTCGTAGACGTCAGTGGTCACTGCACCCCAGTGTGACACATGTCACACTCAGGCTCCTAGCAACCCGGTTTCTACTCCATTGACATTGACGCGGCGTCGCCCTTCAGTTCGACCCAGACCGCCACCAGCTTGGCGCTCTCCCGGTACGTCAGCCCGGCGTCGGGGTCCTGCTTGACGAGGCAGAAGTGCTTGTGGTCGATCAGGTGGCCAATGCCACCCATGACGCTGCGCAGCAGGCACTCCCGGTGCGCCACCATCGGGAAGACCGGGGCCATGCCCTCGGTAACCAGGATCGGCTCGTCACACAGTTCACAGATCACGTGGAGCCGAGGGGGATCGAACCCCTGACCCTCGCCATGCCATGGCGATGCTCTACCAGACTGAGCTACGGCCCCCGGAACTACTGCACGTAGAAGGCGGTGGTGGTGGCGAACTCCCGCTTCCAGCGCCAGTCGTCCATCACGTACATGCCGACCTCGTCCTCTTCCAGGGTCATCGTCTCGTTGATGTCCAACTCCACGAGCTTGATCACCCGGTCGTAGTCGTCGGTGTGATCAGTAGGCACTGGCAACGCCTCGAACTTGGCGTGGATGCGGCCCTTCATGATGGCCTCGACCTGGTCCTCTAGTTGAGCCAGCCGCCGCTGGCGGTAGCCCTCGACGGCCGCCTCGAAGTCGTCACGGTGCTGTTCACGGTTGGCCTGGAGGATCTCCAGGAGGGCTTCCTTCTTCACTGTGGTCTTCATATCTTCTCCCCTGCTGTCACATCGCCGCAGGTGCATCGGTGCCGAAGGGCATGATCCACCATGAGCACACAGTGGTGCGTGTTTCCCATCAGACGGTCCTCGTCACCCGGATCGTTCAACGGCCAGGTGAACCCGCACTCGCCGTCCAGTACGGCGTCATCGTGTGTTTCTTGCTCATTCATACGTCGGGATGGTGGGACTCGAACCCACGCCCTCCGGTCCCCCAGACCGGCGCGCTACCAACTGCGCCACATCCCGGCCCCCCCAACCTACGTGGTCTTCCTGACCCTCTTGGTGGGCTTCGAGGCCTGTTCCTGCTGGTACTCCAGCCACTTCACCTTCAACTTGTAGATGACCACGTCCTCGCCGTCACCTACTAGCTCCAACAGGTGCTTGAAATCCTCAGGCCTGAAGGCCATCCGGATCAACTCGGTCACTACTTACCAGCGGTGATGTTGCCGATCACCGACCCGGCGAGCGAGAACGTGCCCTGCGGGCTGCTCTGGGAGCCGCTGATACGGCACGTGGTGTCGCCGGTCTGGTTCGGGCGGGCGTCGTTGTTGGTGAACGACATGGACGACCCATCGGGCGCCGTGAAGGTGAAGGTCAGGCCGACGAAGGCGGTGGGGTGGAAGATCCCGCCGTTGGAGAGGTGGGCCGGTGCCCACTCACCCTGATTGGCGCCGTTGTTCATGGCGCCCTGACCCTGACCGTTGGCGTTGTTCACCACGAAGTTGAACGTGCCTGCCGCGCCGCACTGGGCGAGGCCGTGGAAGGCGTTCGGGGCATTGGTAGGAGCAGCGAAGGCTGGGACCGCCGCTGCCGCCAGAGTGGCGAGAGCGAGGCCCCCGCCGACCAGCAGTTTCCGCATGGATTCCTCCTTGTTCAAGGTTTGGAACCATGATCTTAGTACCTGGCCCGAGAAAGTGAGAAGCCGCCCTGCCGCAGTGGCTAGGACGGCTCCTCGAACCTGAGCAGGGGACCCCTGACAGACCCGTCTGCTAGCAGCCACTCTACTGGTTCGGAACCTGTTTGACAAGGCGGCGGCGCTTCTTTGTTACCGGAGGGTCACTTCCTATGGTGCCCGCTGCCTCCCGGAAGGCGATGGCCGCCCGGAGGCTGACGGCGGCCTGGAGGACGTGGACATCCCGGTCGCTGTTGCTGGCGCTGCTGGTGTGCAGATGCTCCTGGTGCTGGCGCGCCCGGTTCTCCACGACCCGCCACAGCCAGTCGAAGGCGGCGGCGTCCAGGTTGACGAGCCGAAACGGCTCCTCCATCTCCAGGTGCCACTTGCCTGTGCCCTGTGGGATCGGTGGTGGCCCAGAACCGCCGATCGGGAGCACTACGAGGCCTTCGCCACTCGCTTGGACACCCGCTTGGCGGGAGCGGCCTTCTTGGTGACCTTCTTCGTCGGAACCTTGGCCACGGCGACAGCCTTCTTGACGGGCGCCTTCTTCACCACCGTCTTCTTGGCCGCCCGGTTGTCCTTCCGGCGTTCATACGCGTCATGCTGCTTCAATCGGCACAAGGTGCCCCAGCAGCCAGCCTGGTACCGGTAGATCGAAGCGTACGGGCACACCGTCGAGTCGCTGTCCGGCTCGATAGCACACACGTCGCGCTGCTTGGGGGCGATGAGTGGGCGGGGCTTGCGACCAGGGCGCTCGCTCTCCAGCGTCGCGACCCGGACCTTCAGATTCCCGACGTCTTGCTCCAACTGCTTGATGGGGTCCTTGCGGGCGGCCACCGTCTTCCTTTCGTCATGCAGGGGCGTGTGCATCGTAACAGGTACGGTGTCAGAAGAGGCGACCCTGGCCTGTCTCTGGCTGAACCTCGAAGAACACGTCGAACACGAACGTGAGCGTGGCCAGGAGCAGAGCCATGGCCTCCTCATCGTCAGCGCTGGTGAAGACCACCTGCTCCTGAGGTGCCCGCACGAGGCGGTCGGTGGCCCGCCACTTGGTGATGTCCGGCTCGTTCTCCCGAGGGTCGAGCGTGATGCGCACGCCCAGGACACGTACCGCGACAACATCGTGGTCGAGGCCATAGCGGTGGAACAGCGCGTTGATGCGATCAGCGATCTCTGTCAGGGTCATGAGTGGATCGTATCGTTCCGTACCTTTGCCCGCTGACGGAGCAGGCGACGGCGACTCGACTCGGTCATACCGCCCCACACGCCGTGCTTCTCACGCGTCGCGAGCGAGTACTCCAGGCACACGACCTGCACCGCGCACTGCTTGCACACGTCCTTGGCGTCACGCGCATCGTCGTAGGGTTCCGGATAGAAGAGCGCCGGATCGACCCCTTTGCACAGAGCGAAGTCCATCCACTGTGGCCTAACGGGTACGGAGTACACGAAGTGCCTCGACCGCGAACTCGGCCTGCATCAGTGCCTTGTCAATGTCAATGGGGTTGTGGCCACTGCGCCATTCTGACAAGTGGTGACCCGCCATCATGAGCGAGGTTTCGGCGTAGTCGTGCAGTTCCTCGGATGGCAACTTGGCCATCCGAGCATTGACATTGACACCGTCAGGCGGCTGGGTCGGGTCCCTCTTCCGACTCCACGGCACGACCCCAGGCTCCTATCTGCTCGGGCGACGTGGGGAGGTCATAGCCCCCCAACTGTGACAACGCCGAGGGGTCCTCCGCAAGAGGGTTCCGTTTGCACAACCCCGCCTGAACAGCCCGAGTGCCGATTCGGAGCCGGACACCGTGCCCCATGCGCCACGGCTCGGTCAGTTCCCGAAACCAGGCCCAGGACACGATCTTCGGTTCATCGGTGTGTGCCTCGTAACCCGCGTACACAGGCCCGATGCCCTTGATGCGCAGCACTAGACGGTCTGGGACGTGGGCCGGTACGGGAAGGTGTTCAAGGTGCTGTTCACGAACCGGCCCGCGCTCCCGGCCGTCTGGAATCCCGTCCAGACGGCCGGGGGCACGGCATCGTAGATGTAGGTCGGGTAGGGCGGGGCGCCACCGGGGGAGTTGGTCCAGTCCACGACCAACTGGCGACGACTGGGGCTGTAGCGGGCCGCGTTCACCCGAGACGAGGCGAAGAGG